CGAGGGCGCGCAAGCCGTGGGAACTGGCCGAAAGCTGACGCGCGGCCGAGTTCCGTAGGGCATAATGCACCATGCCTAGAACGCTCTTGACGCCGGAACAGAAGCTAGCCAACAAGCGCGAATCAAACAGGCGATGGGCCGAGGCGAATCGCGAAAAAATGATCGCGAGCCGGCTCAAATACGAAGCGGCAAACAAAGAAAAGATCGCGGCTTACAAAGCAGCCGCGCGCAAGGCCGACCCGGAAAAATTTAAGGCGCGCGTGGAGCGCTGGCGCGAGCAGAACCAGGACAAGGAAAAAGCTCGGTCGGCGCGCAAGTACAAAGAAAACAAGGCCGAGGTGATAGCGCAGCTGAGAGCATGGCGCGCGGAAAACCCCGAGCGGTTGCGCGAGGTTATCGCGGCCGGCCGACGGCGGCGCGCAGAAAAGCGGCGCCAATACGCAAACGAGCGGCATGCGAATAACGTGCAGGCGCGGCTCGCGACGCTTATTCGTAACAGGTTGCGAAAGGCCGTGAGGGGCCAGAGGCCGGAAAGCGCCATCCTTACCCTTGGCTGTTCGCTGGCGCAGGCAGTGGCGCACATTGAGGCCAGGTTCCTGTCTGGGATGTCATGGGCGAATCACGGTGACTGGCACATCGACCACAAGCGCCCGCTCGCATCTTTCGACTTGACCGACGCCAGCCAATACGCCGAGGCGTGTCATTACACGAACCTGCAGCCGATGTGGGGCAGGGAGAACCAGTCTAAAGGCTCGCGGTATGACGAAGAAGCAGACGCGCGGCCAAAAGAACATCGAATGGATTGAAAAATTCGTCAGAATTCCTGAGGGCAAGCACGTCGGTCGACGGGTGAAGCTGTCAGCGAAGCAGAAGAAGTGGGTCCGGCGTATTTACGACACGCCGACGCGCACGTTTATCCTGAGTATGGCGCGCAAGAACGCGAAAACTGCGCTCGCGTCATTCCTGTTGTTGCTGCACTTGTGCGGGCCGGAGGCGAGGCCGAACAGCCAACTATTCAGCGCGGCGCAGTCCAGAGACCAAGCGGCCATCCTGTTTGCTCTGGCGGCCAAAGTGGTCCGGATGTCGCCGGAGTTATCGGCGGTTGTCCAGCCGAAGGACTCGGCAAAGATGCTGGTGTGCCAGGAACTGGGCACCGTCTACCGTGCGCTGAGCGCGGAGGCGACGACCGCCTATGGATTGTCGCCTGTGTTCGTGGTGCACGACGAACTGGGACAGGTGAAGGGGCCGCGGTCGGAGCTGTACGAGGCGCTGGAGACTGCGAGCGCCGCGCAGGAACAGCCGCTGTCTATCGTGATCAGCACTCAGGCGCCGACCGACGCGGACCTGCTGCGCCTACTGATTGACGACGGACTGACCGGCGCCGACCCGCGTGTGAAGGTCGAGGTTTACTCGGCGCCGCTGGACCTGGACCCGTTCGGCCTGAAGGCGATCAAGGCGGCGAACCCGCACTTTGACGACTTCATGAACAAAGAAGAGGTGTTCCGCCAGGCCGAGACCGCCAAGCGGATGCCGAGCCAGGAGGCCAGCTACCGCAACCTGATCCTGAATCAGCGTGTGGAGGCCAGGAGCCCGTTCGTGACGCGCACGGTGTGGCAAGAGAACGGAGGCGTGCCGGCCGACATCGAAGGCCGGGACGTGTACGGAGGGCTGGACCTGTCATCGGTGCACGACTTGACGGCGCTGGTGCTGGTGGCGGACGACGGCGACGTGGTGCCGACATTCTGGTTGCCGGCCGAGGGCCTGACCGAGAAGGCACGCGCCGACCGTGTGCCGTACGACGTGTGGGCCAAGCAAGGGCACTTGCAGACGACGCCGGGCCGCGCGATCGAATATGAGTTCATTGCGGAGCATCTGCGCGGCGTGTTCGACCGCTGCAACGTGCGAGCGCTTGCGTTCGACCGGTACAACATGAAATTCCTAAAGCCGTGGCTGGAAAAAGCCGGGTTTACCGAGGAAGAATTGGAACGGTTCGTTGACTTCGGCCAGGGCTTCGTGTCCATGAGCCCGGCGATCCGGGCGCTCGAGGAGCGGCTACTCGGCAAGAAATTGCACCACGGCAACCATCCGGTGCTGGCGATGTGCGCCGCAAACGCCACGGTAGCGATGGACCCGGCAGAAAACCGGAAATTCATCAAGGGCAAGGCGACGGGCCGAATTGACGGAATGGTCGCGCTGGCGATGGCGGTGGGCGTGATGCCGAGCGCCGTATCGGTCGGCAAGTCCTTCTGGGACACAGAGGAAAACGACTAATGAAGCTGCACCGACTCACGGACAAGCTGGGCGACATCGCTGATGCGCTGGTCGGCTGGCGCCCTGACGCTTTCATGCTCGCTGGTTCCGCCGCCGTGGCGTACGGCGCTTGGATGATCTATCAGCCGGCCGGCTTCATCGTCGGCGGCCTGTTGACGCTGGCGGCAGGCTGGCTCGATGCGAACCGGAGCGCCGGGTAATGGGCTTCCTCGCGCGAGCCGTGGCGACTGAGGTCAAGTCGGTCCAGTTCGACAAGCTCTGGGACCAGATGGTCCTCGGCAGGTCGAAGGCCGGCCCGGCGGTGAACGAGGAATCGGTGTTCAAGGTGTCGGCGGCGTTTGCCTGCATGCGGGCGATCTCGCAGGGCTGCACGATCCCGCTGAAGTTGATCCACGAGACCGGCGAGGGTGAGGAGAAGCGCCGTCGGCCGGCGCGCGAGCATGACCTCTACGATCTAGTGACGACGAAGCCGAACGGCTGGCAGACCGGCGTGGAGTTCATGGAGACCTTCGTGCTTCATGCCAGCCTGGGCAACGGCTACGCCTACAAGAACGTCATCCGCGGCGGCAAGGTGCAGGAGTTGATCCCGCTGGAGCCGGGCCGTGTGCGCCCGGAACTCACCGACGATCTGGAACCGATCTACCACGTCCGCGGACGCGACGGCAAGACGGAAACATTCGATGCCAGCATGATCTGGCACCTCCGCGGCCCGTCCTGGGACGGGTTCATGGGGATGGACATCCTCAAAATGGCGCGCGAGGCGCTGGGGCTGTCGATGGCTCTCGAGGACAGTGTTTCCAGCTTGCACGCGAACGGCGTGCGGCCGACCGGCGTCTATTCTGTCGATGCCACGCTAGATGATGCTGGGCACGCGCGTATCACGAACTGGCTGAAGAAGCAGGCTGCCGCTGGCACCGGCACCCCGCTGGTGCTGGATCGCGGCGCGAAGTGGTTGCAGACGGCAATGACCAGCGTTGACTCACAGACGCGCGAGATGAGGCTGCAACAGATCGAGGAAATTTGCAGGTTTTTTGGCGTCGTCCCGATAGTTATCGGCTACAGCGGCGACAAGGCGAACACGTACGCGAGCGCGGAAGCGATGTTCACCCATCACCGCGTTTTCGGCATGGACCCATGGTATCGCCGCATCCAGGCCTCGGCGGACGTGAATCTGCTGACGGAGAAGGAACGCAAGGCCGGCTTCTACTGGAAGTTCGTGGTCAACGCGCTGCTGAACGCCACCGCGAAGGACCAGGCCGACTATTTCTCCAAGGCGCTTGGCGCTGGAGGCTCGCCGGCGTGGATTACGCAGGACGAGGTGCGGGACCTGCTGGACATGGACCCCATGGGCGGCACGGCTGGAAAGCTGCCGGTCGCTACCAACGTGCCGGCGGCGCCGACCGATGACAACCCCTGAAAGGGAAAACTATGGAACTGACGGAACACAAGTGCTTCTCGCTGGCCGAGCTGAAGTTCTCCCAGGACGAAGCCGACGTGATGTCCTTCTCCGGCTACGGCGCTGTCTTCGGCAACGTCGACAGCTACGGTGATGTCATCGAGCCCGGCGCATTCGCCAAGTTCATGCAAGACGCCAAGAGCGGCGCGCAGCCGTGGCCGGCGATGCTGTCGCAGCACGGCGGCTGGCAGATGACCGCCGAGGACATGACGCCAATCGGCGTCTGGCTCGATCTCGCGGAGGACGGCCACGGTCTGAAGGTGTCCGGCAAGCTGGCCGACACGCCGCGCGGGCGAGAGATGCATGCTCTGATGAAGATGCAGCCGCGTGCGGCCATCGACGGCCTGAGCATCGGCTACATCGCCAAGGAGTGGGAGCCGCGCAGCAAGCCTGAAGAGCCCAAGCGCAGGCTGAAAAGAATCGATCTTGTCGAAATCTCGCCGGTCACCAGGCCGGCCAACGGCAAGGCGCGCGTATCTGCGGTGAAGTCCGATGGCTTCACCGAACGAGACTTCGAACGGTGGCTCATGCAAGACGCTGGGCTATCGAGAAGTGAGGCCAGGGTTGTCATCAACCAGGGCTTCAAGAGCCTGATTGCCATGCGGGACGCTGGCAGCTCAGAGCTGGCCGAGTTGCACGAGTCGCTGACGCGCCTCGGTGCCGCAATCCAACGCTGATCACCAGCGCATCCCAGCCACCAAGCCGCCTACGGGCGGCTTTTGCATTTCCGAAAGGGAAATCATGGAACTGAGTGAAGTCAAGAAAGCCGTCGACCAAGTGATGACTGGCTTCGAGGAATTCAAGAAGACGAACGACGCCCGTCTCGCGGCGATCGAGAAAGGTCTGCCGACCGCCGACTTCGACGCCAAGCTGGCGAAAATCGAGAAGGACCTGCAGGCCGGCGAGGCGATCAACGCCAAGCTGACGAAGGCCGAGAACGAAGCCAAGGCTGCCAAAGAAAAGGCCGACGAAAACGAGAAGGCGCTAGGCGAACTCGAAGCCAAGTTCAATCGCATCAAGCTCGGCAAGGGCGGCAACGAGAAGAAGAACTGGAACGACTGGGCCATGGCCGTTATCGGCGCCGGAACGAAGGGCGAGGTCAACCTCACCGCCGACGAGCGCAAGCTGCTCGAAGACGTGCGCGCCGAGTACAAGGCGATGTCGGTCGGCAACGACACCACGGGCGGCTACCTGGCCCCGGTGGAGTACGTGCGCGAGATCATCAAGGGCGTCACCGACATCAGCCCGGTGCGTCAGCTCGCGCGGGTGCGTACCACGGCCGCGAAGTCGATCCAGCTGCCCAAGCGCACCGGCCAGTTCGCCGCGGTGTGGGTGGCCGAGCAGGGCACAAAGGCGGAAACCGACGGCCTGCGCTACGGGATGATCGAAATCCCGACGCACGAGATGTACGCGCTGGTGGACATCAGCAACCAGAACCTCGAGGACTCGGCCTTCAACATGGCCGACGAGATCGAGATGGAGGCGACGGAGCAGTTCGCCGTGGCCGAGGGTGCTGCGTTCGTCACCGGTACCGGTGTGGGCAAGCCGGAGGGCTTCATCACCAACGCCAGCGTCGGCGTGACCAACAGCGGCAGCGCCGCGGCAATCACCGCCGACGGCATGCTGACGCTCAAGCACGCGCTGAAGACGGCATATGCGCGCAATGCGAACTGGGCGATGAACCGCACCACGCTGGGAAGCGTGCGCAAGCTCAAGGGCAGCGACAACAACTACCTCTGGGTGCCTGGAATCGCCAATGGCGCGCCGAACACCATCGATGGTGACCCCTACATCGAGGTGCCGGACATGGCAAGCGAGGCGGCCAACGCGAAGCCGCTGGCGTACGGCGACTTCCGCCGCGCGTATACGCTTGTCGACCGCATCGTGATGGAGTTGCTGCGCGACCCCTACACGCAAGCCACCAGCGGCAACGTGCGGTTCATCTTCCGTCGCCGCATGGGCGGCATGGTGACGCTGCCGGAAGCCATCCGCATCCAGAAGTGCGCGACCTGATCTCCTGTGACTCAGGCGTGACAGCGGCCCGCCTCGCGCGGGCCGCGCTCAACAACCGTTTCTATTGACAAACATTTCCGAAGGAGTTCGCTATGCGCGACATCAAGTCCAACATCAAAGGTGTGACAAGCCTGCAGCCGCAGAGCCTGACCGCCGCAGCCAACGGTGCCGGCGTCGACCTCGCCGGCTTCCAATCCGCTGCCGTGCTCTTCCACACTGGCGCCGTCGGCGGCACGTCGCCGTCCTTCCTCTTCGCGGTCCAGGACAGCGATGACGATTCCACGTACGCCGATGTGGCCGCTGCAAAGCTGCAAGGCACCGCACCCACGGTGACCACATCAAACGTCGGCGTGACGGTGGTTGGCTACCTCGGCGGAAAGCGCTACCTGCGCGCGATCGCAAAGACCGTGACCGGTACGTCGCCGACGCTGCTGGCTTCGGCCAGCGTGGTGGCCGGCCATCCGGTGGACGCCCCGACGGCCTAACCAAGCACCTGAAGGCGGCTTCGCGCCGCCTCCTACGCAAAGCGCCTGCCACCGTGCGGGCGTTTTCCATAGGACGAGCCAATGAACTACAAAGTCATCACCGCCGTCACCGCGGAGCCGGTGTCGCTTGCCGACGCGAAGCTGCACCTACGGCTGGACGACATCGGCGGCAGCCACCCGCACGATGCCTTGGTCACGTCGTTGATCTCGTCGGCGCGCGAGTTCGCCGAGCACTACACCGGCCGTGCGCTGGCGCAGCAGACGCTCGAGGTCGCGCTCGATTCATTCCCGAATGGCGACACGATCGACCTGCCGCGCCCGCCTGTTGCATCGGTCACCAGCATCAAGTACGACGATTCGGACCACGACGACCTATGGCGACAGAAGGCGGATCAATCTCGGTCCAGATGCTGACTGGCCTGGAACCTACAGCAAGGCCGATGCAGTGCGTATTCGGTACGTCACCGGATACGGCGCGACCGGCCATGACGCAACCGGCCAGTATGCGACCTGTCCGAAAGCGGCAGCGATGGCGATCCTGCTGCAAGTCGAACTCGATTACCCGGCGAGCCAACTCACGCCGGCCGAGCGGGAGGCGAGCGAGCGAGCGCGGGACTCCCTGCTGAACACCATCAAGCTGTGGGGCTTCTGATGGCAGCCGACATCGGCCCACTGGACCGCCGCATCCGCATCGAGCAGCCAACGGTGACGCGGGATGCCGACTACGGATCACCCACTGCGACGTGGACGACCTACGGCACGTTCTGGGCCTCGGTGCAGGAGGTGCTTCCCAGCCGCGGCGAGAGCAATGCGCAGGACATCAGCATCGCCGAGCGACCGGCCAGGGTGCGCATGCGCTACGTCGCCGGCATCACGCCGGCCATGCGCTGCATCTACCTGGACCGCGCGGACCGGGTGATGCGCATTACGTCGGTGCCGGTGGAGATCGGGCGGAAGGTCGGAATCGAGTTCGTTGTCGCCGATTTCAGCACCGCTGGAAGCACGCCATGAGCGAAATCCATGTCAAGGGCTTGCAGGACTTGCACAAGCTGCTGCAAATGCTTCCGACAAAAATCGAGACCAACGTGCTCCGTGGAGCACTCTACGCTGCCGCGAAAGTCATCCGGGACGAGGCCAAGGCGCTGGCGCCAGTGGCGCCGCCCAACGCGAAGAATCGCCGCCTGTACAAGGGATATGCCGGCGCGTTGCGGGA